TCCAATTTAAACATCATTTGGCAACCATTAATTAACATTAGTTTAAGCAAATGAAGAATAACAACTTTCACCATTAAATAAATATTTGCAGTTCTGAAAGTTGGTCTATACAATGTATTCTTAAAAACCAGTAGCTAAAACATAACTCTAAAATTTATAATCAGTCTCTTTGTCTAAAATCTGGGTGTCATATTATTATACGCTAATACGGGGTTACAAAAATTATTACATAAATCCATTATAATGAATTGAATGGTCATTTAACAATTGTATTGTATAATTATCTCGATGCTATTCATCAGTAATGTCAGTCTTATGTTTGTTAGCTCCTCCTGAATAAAAAATCCTATCAATTTTTCGGTTGAAATAGATAGTGCCATCATTCAATTTAATTAAATCTTTACTCAAAAACTCACTTGAATTATTTTTAAAATGTAAATACTTCACGATTTGCCCCAAACCAACTTATCTAGTAAAAGTAGGATCACCTACCTAAAATAATTATTAAATTTAAAATTCAAAATCGTTTTTCAAATACTTTTTAATACCACCAATAATATCATCGCCAGCTGCAAAATAAATAAAATCTATGCCATATTAAATCTCAGGATGTGTCTATCTTACTCGTTCATATAAATAATTTTAATAACAGATAGATCTGATTGTATTACCCAAAGTTGTATTCCAAGTACCAGATGGAGTTGTACCTTTAATTGATATGAATAGTTTAGGATTAAATTTTTACATAGCTCTTTTTGAAGTATTGTTATTATAAAGAGTTGCTATATATACATGTTACATGGAAATTAAATATTTTTTCATTTATTATTGCATATGTTAAGGAAATTATATTAATATTAATTCGCAAAAGTCTTATACCAATTTAACATCAATTAATTGTAATAACTCTTAATGTTATGTACTATCAAAAGATGAACCATCCATGTCATACAAATAAGAGTCAGTAATATTCTAGAGCTTTTTCAACTAATCCTTAACTTCATCCCCCGTCATACCTTATACAAAGCCATAATGATTTCTCAATAAATTACACATCACGTAACTGAAATATTAACTAGCAGCCTTTTATTTAGCGTTTGGGTTACAAATATTACGAGGACGTATTTTAGAGTGTGCTTGATGACCAAATTCGAACTATTTACAAAAAGTTTTTAAAGAATTCTACACTGGTTCACCTTGTTCAATTAAACCTAATCCTTATTTAAATTCATTTCTCTTAACTGGTTCTAAATGTTACATATACTCTTCCAAGGTGGGTATGCTAATTTTTTCGGTAGCAATTTCTAATCTTATGTCATTAAAAAGCTTATCCAAAAATCTTTTGCTAACCAATTCAAAATCTTTTAAAGTTTTAGCA